ATGGCTAAATACGCAATTTTTGAGCTTTCTATGCCGAACAGAGGTTCATGGAATGGGGCATGGTCAGGACAGAGTGACAAGTACGTACAGTGTCGCACTCTTCCATTAAAGGGCAACGATAACATCAAGGATGGTGCGTATCACTACTACAACTTTGGTGATGGGTGGGGTGCTGGCGTATCAGTGACAGTGGTTGATGGAGTTAAAGCTAAGAATAACGCTATTAGAGGTAGCAAAGGCTTCTGCGGCTACGAGTGGATGATTTCCAGCATCATGGAGCATGGAAAAATTCAGTGCTAGTCCGGTCGGTTTTCTTATACAGAGAGGGGAAAGAGGATGGCAGGCAAATACGATGAGATTGATCAGATGATACTGGATTCTCTCACCGATAAACCGAAGCAGTTTTATTTAATCTACGACGGAAAAAAGCTGTATCAGACCTGCGTGATGATTGCCGGACGAAACACGGACCCAGCGCGAGTTCTTGATCGCAGGCTTCAGGCTCTCAAAAAGAAAGGCCTAATTTATTTCAACAAGGGATGGATGTTGGTTCCCTTCTGACATGCAGACCCGCTCCGGCGGGTTTCTTTTTGCCCAAACAAAAGCTCATCCATGTGGTGGGCTTCTTTTTTGGCAACAGACACGCGAGTTAATTGTTCAACGTTCCGCGCCGCGGCGATAAGCGGGGAGATGATTATGTCCACTATCGAGATTGGCGGCTGCCCTTTGACCGTCACCCACAACGGCAAGCAGTACACCGTAAAGCGCTGCGCCCTCAACGATAACCAGTGGCGGTTGACGTCGGTAGATAAGCCGCGTGAGCAGATTAGTCTTAACCGCTGGCAGATGCATATCGCTGGCTTCGGTCACTTAACGGAGGTCAGAAATGCATAGCCACTACGGTCACATGCCAATCATCCGCCAGTGTGTTGAGCCTGGCATGCACGTACTCCATCAGGGACGCACATACCGCGTATCAGCGGTTAAGCACGACAAGAAGTGTCTCTACGTCCATACGGTGCTTGAGAGCCTTCAGATTCGTGATGGTGTGGTTGAGGTCTTATTAAACGGTCGCGGTCTGCCGCTGACGCACTGAGCAAATAAAAGGTGTCGCATGGAATTTGAAAAGGTTGTGTGCACTCACGCGTTCTATGATGATTATTACTGTGATGTATTTTATGCATTTGAGACAATTCCTCAGATAGGTCATGGTGAGTGGGCAATATCAAGTGGTGGTGATGTAGTATACGACTTGCTTTATGACAGGTTTTTGCAAAACGGCTACCCTAATGAGTTGATTTTTTTGACAGACTACATACCTGAGTCTATCGAGATAGAAGGTATTGAAGATTAAGAAATTCATGATTTATCTGAGGATAACTATATGAATACTAAAATTTCTGTAACCCTCGCTCTGCTTAACTTGTCCAAAATCGAGAATAAACTTTAAAAGCTTTTCTAATCATTAAACACGAATAATTTCGCAAAAGGTCCTGACCCTAACTGTCAGATCGCCAGCAAATCGGCTGAGGATGTAATCGCAAAAGCCCTCGGCAAGTAACACCACCCCACCCTATTTCCACCCCGGCAGCCAATACGCGGCGGCCCTCGCTCACCCAGGAGTTGAGCTATGAACGCATATTACGCACAGGACAGAATCGAGGCGCAGGACTGGTCGCGCCATTACCAGCAGATTGCCCGCGAAGAGAAAGAGGATGAGCTGGCTCAGGATGTCGAGAAAGCTCTGCCACAGCGCCATTTTGAGGCTCTGTGCATCGATAACCTTCAGCGTGCTGGCGTGAGCGTGCAGGCTATCTCCCGGGCGTTTGACGATGACGTCGACTTTCAGGAGCGCATGGCTGAGCACATCAGCTACATGGCCGGGGTATTCGCAAAGCATCAGATTGATATCGAAGAGGCGCAGTGATGTCTAACCAATTAATAGACCAGGTCTACGGGCTGGTTAATCCACTAAAAGGTGATTTCGAGCAGGTATGCGCTGAGCCTTCCATCAAATTTAAGCGCGAGTCTGAGTTTGCGATGCAGATATTCGCTAACAATGACTACCTGGCTAAGGTTGCAGTTTCTAACCCGGTCAGCACGCGCAGCGCTGTGATGAATGTGGCTGCGATAGGCATTTCTCTAAACCCGGCGCAGAAGCTGGCCTACCTGGTGCCGCGCAAGGGCGCTATTTGCCTAGACATTAGCTATATGGGCCTGATGCATATCGCCCAGCAGTCCGGTGCGATCAAGTGGTGCCAGTCCGCAATCGTCCGCAAGAACGACCAGTTCCGGCGGGAGGGGCTGGATAAGCCTCCAGTTCATATCTTCAACGACTTCGATACCGCTGAGCAGCGCGGGGAGATCATCGGCGCTTACGTCGTCATTAAGACCGATGATGGCGACTACCTGACTCACACCATGCGCATCGATGCCATTTTTGCCATCCGTGACCGGTCAGAAGCGTGGAAGAAGTATAAGCAGGACAGCAGCAAAAAATGCCCTTGGGTTACTGATGAAGAGCAGATGATCCTCAAAACAGTGGTTAAGCAGGCCGCCAAATACTGGCCCCGTCGCGAGCGTCTGGATGCAGCCATCGACCATGTTAACACCGAGGGTGAGGAAGGCATTAACTTCTCATCAGAACGGCAGCCTGAGCGCGATATCAGCCCAGCAACACAGGAGACGCTACAGGAAATCAACGACCTACTGCTCAAAATGGATAAAACGTGGGATGAGGACCTTCTCCCTCTGTGCTCCAGAATCTTTAAGCGCGAAGTCAAAGATGCAGCCGACCTTACTCAGGTTGAGGCTGTAAAGGCGCTGGGCTTCCTTAAGCAGAGGGCCGCAGCATGACGCCAGAAATCATTCTTGAACGCACTGGCGTTGATGTGCACACCATTGAGCAAGGCGATGAGGCATGGCACAAGCTGCGACTCGGCGTCATTACCGCTTCTGATGTGCATAACGTCATATCCAAGCCCCGATCCGGCAAGAAGTGGACAGACATGAAAATGTCGTACTTTCACACCCTGCTGGCTGAGGTATGTACCGGAGTTGCGCCAGAAATTAACGCTAAAGCATTAGCATGGGGCAAACAGTTTGAAGAAGATGCGCGCACCCTGTTCGAGTTCACTACCGGCGTGACCGTCACCGAATCACCGATACTTTTCCGTGACGAGAGCATGCGAACTGCCTGCTCCCCTGACGGTTTGTGCAGCAATAACCTCGGGCTTGAGCTGAAGTGCCCGTTCACCTCTCGCGACTTCATGAAATTCCGGCTAGGCGGATTCGAAGCTATCAAGTCCGCTTATATGGCGCAGGTTCAATACAGCATGTGGGTAACAGGAAAGGAAGCCTGGTTCTTTGCCAATTACGACCCACGCATGAAGCGTGAAGGCCTGCATCATGTGGTTATTGAGTGTGACCCGCACTACATGTCCGACTTCAACGAAATGGTTCCTGAGTTTATCGAGAAGATGGACGAGGCACTTGCAGAGATAGGCTTCGTTTTTGGAGAACAATGGCGATGAGAACCTCATGCGACAACATCCGCGTAGGCAGCGTTACGCTTGTCTACTCAATCGTTAAAAGAGGCTGGGTATATCCCGGCCTCTCTGTTATCAGAAACCCACTCAAGGCGCAGCGTGTTGCGGAAGAGTTGAACAGAGTTAAGCAGGAGGCGGCATGAATGGCTCTGTTTTCGCTACCTCCACACCGGCAGAGCAGCGCGATTTGTGGGCCACTCCGCCCGCTATCTTCGAGGCTCTGAACGCAGAGTTCTGGTTCCAGCTTGACGCGGCCGCATCTGCAACAAACAAGCTTTGTCGGAAGTTCATCAGCGCTGAGCAGGACACTCTGGTTACTCCGTGGAGCGACAGCGTGGAAAGCGGCGGCTATGCATGGATGAATCCACCTTACAGCGATATCGGCCCATTCGTCAGGAAGGCGGCTGCCGAGAGCAAAAACATGATCGGCACCGCCATGCTGTTGCCAGCAGATACCTCAGTCGGCTGGTTTCGTGAGGCTATCGAGACCGCAAGCGAGGTGCGCTTCATTACCGGCGGCCGGCTGGCATTCATTAACCCACTATCCGGCAAGCCAGTGAGCGGCAACAACAAAGGTTCGATGCTCATCATCTGGCGACCATTCCCCCGCACACACTGCCACTTCGCAACTGTGGATCGGGATGAGCTAATGCAATTCGGTGCGAGGGTTATCGCACGTAGGGAGGCAGCATGAGCCCTGAGATTATCGACCAAGCCAGCGAGCTTGAAGAAATGCTTCGCGAGCAGGCCATTGCCGCACATCGCATAGACCGCAACGCAGTATCAGCGACGCACTGCGCCGAGTGTGGAGACGATATCCCACAGGCACGGCGTGAAGCTGTGCCGGGATGCAGGACATGCGCGGATTGCCAGCAGATTATCGAGGTTAAGAATAAGCAGAGGCACTGACTATGTATTCAGATGATCTAGACAAATACATGGAAAATTCACCACGAATAAGGAGAGTTGATGTTCCTATCTTTGGCGTAGGTAATAGCGACTCTAAATTCACTGTGATGATAAAGAGAGGTGGTAAAACATACTTTCATACCGCTTACGAGGGGTGGAGATTAATTCTTGCTAGGTGCTACAAAGAAAGAGACCTGGCGAGATTCCCAACATATTCTGGCTGCTATGTTTGCGATGAGTGGCTGTCTTTTATGGGTTTTTATAAGTGGTGGAAGGTTCATTTCATTAGAGGCTATCAGTTAGATAAGGACATCCTTTCCATTGGCAATAAAATCTACTCACCTGACCACTGCCTTTACATCCCAGGTTGGTTGAATACTTTTGCCGCATCAGTTAAATCTAAGAACAGTGACCTTCCTACAGGCGTGACTTTTGTTAAAGGGAAGTATAGAGCCAGGATAGCTATTGATAGGAAAGTCATTTGGCTTGGAGAGCATGATAGTGCCGAAGATGCCCATGACGCATGGTTGAAAAAGAAAATAGAGGTAGCTCTATCGTACAAGCCTTTTTGTGATTCTATCCATCCACTACTTCACGATGGCTTGATGAAGAAGGTTTTGTCAATGAGGCGCCTGAATGTTACGGATAATTCAACTTCGTCAGATTTACGCTGGCAGCCACTCCCCTCACCTCCTGCAACCAACCACCCCATCGACACAACACCTAACCAGTATGACGCGCTGGGGAAAGGAGTAAACAATGGAAAATAAGCTTGGATTCAACCACGGACTGAGGCCCTTCGACCCCACGGCAGTTTCTGCCCCTGACGTTACCCTTACAAAAGTCACGCATCTCGACCTGGACCAAGCCATGAGCGGGGCTGAATTTGGTCGTTACTTTATGGTGCCGAGAGATGAAGGATTCTGGTTTGTAAGCGACCTGAATGACATAGCCAGTGCATACAAGAACGGTGAGCTTTATGTTGTTAGCGGAGGTTGGTGAATACTTCACTGGAAAGAGAATAATCATGTGACAAGCCGCTAACACAGCGGCTTTTTTAATGGAGGCAATATGCGAATTGCATTACTTACCGCTTTGGTCACCAAGCTTCATGCTGTACCAGAAGTGAATCCATTCTGGGTTAACGACCCTTTCCTGTTTACACCACAGAGTTACCCCATCAACACCGGCAAGACAGGTATCGCAGCAGCACGCAGGGAAGCTAAGCGTCGTCGCCGCGCTAAGATTAGAGGCTAAGAGAGCATGCCGAAATGCTTCATGGCTTGCTCTATGTAAACCACGAACTTGTCAGGGCATTCGTAGACGCGGGAATCTGGCGAAATGCGGTTTGGTGCCTGCTTCATCTTAAACCCATTCAGGTGCTTAACATGAGCAATGTGGCAAGTCTTAACACTGACACCGTTTTTTGCCTTCACATATTCTTGGATCTGCTTATAGGTAGCCATCACTCCCCCTCTTTCAATGCCACCCAATATACATGACTGGTTATGCAACTTACAGCCCACTCCCTGAGTAGGCTGTTGGGTGCAATCCCGCACCGCTCTGACACAGGAGACTGGCGTCAGAGTTCGGATTGATGTAATTGCCCCGCTAGCCGGGGCTTCTTTTTGCACGGAGGAAGCAATGCGGGTTCACATACTCGTCAGGCATCACAGAAGGTCGGTAGTAAAAGTTGAGGAAGTCGTATCGGTGCACGAAAGCAAGGCTGACGCCCTGAAAATTATGTTCAACAAGAACGGCATTCACGAATCCCGCCAGCCGTACCTTTACCGCGTTATCAGCAAAAAGCTTCTGTAGATGTACATCATCATGGCCGCCGAATAAGGCGGTTTATTTTTGCCCGGAGGAAAGAAGATGACAGACGTGATTCAACTCGTGCCGAATAAGTGGGTTTCTGAAGAGGTCCTTATGGCTATCACAGGCCTGACGAAGAACGCTATCAAGTCAGCCAGGGAAAGGTCATGGATGGAGGGACGTGAGTACCGCCATTATTCAGGTGACTGCCAGCCGAAGCATAACTCCCCTATCCTCTACAACAGGCATGAGGTCGACAATTGGGTAGAGAGACAACGACCGGCGATCCCACGCCAAAAATCTGCTTAAATAGCGATACCTTTAACAAAGAGGAAAAGGTATGTCTAAATATCCAACCGGGGTCGAGAACCACGGGGGCAATTTGCGCCTGTGGTTTATATACCAGGGTGAGCGGGTCCGCGAGAATCTCGGCGTTCCTGATACACCAAAAAACAGGAAAATTGCGGGCGAACTAAGGACGTCAATCTGTTATGCGATCAGAACCGGAACCTTCGATTACTCGGCTCAGTTCCCAAACTCACCGAGAGCCACCATTAACCACGACCACAAGTTAAGGACAACAGTGGCGGAGATGGCTCAGAAATGGCTGGCATTAAAGGAGACCGTATTAGCCAAGAACACGCACATGCGCTACTCGTCATACATTAAAATGTGTCTTCGCATTATTGACGACACTAGGCCAGTATCTTCTCTTACCCATGAGGACCTGATGTCTCTGCGTCATGAGCTACTGACTGGTTGGCAGTTGATTGGGAAGACTCTTGAGAGATCGCACAAGAAAGGTCGGACGGTGCGAACGGTAAACGGGTATATGGCTGTCATGCAGGAAATGCTGAAGTTTGCCGAAAGGAATGGTTACACAAGCGGACCGATAATTTCAGACATAAAGCCGCTCAGGAAAGCTAAATCAGAGCCTGATCCTTTAACAAAGGAGGAGTTTGTCCGCATGCTGGCGGTGGCTAACCATGAGCAGATCCGCAATCTGTGGATTCTGGCGGTCAGTACCGGGATGAGGCATGGAGAGATTTGTGCTTTAGCATGGGAGGATGTAGACACGGTTAACTGGACAGTGAAGGTAACCCGAAATCTGGCAATTTCGGATCACTTCACTCCACCAAAAACCGAAAGTGGCATCAGGACAATTAATCTAACCCAGCCAGCTATTGAGGCGCTGAAGAGCCAGATGCAATTTACGCGCCTGCAGTCTCTGCAGGAAGTGGTCGTTAACCTGCGAGAGTACGGCAAGACCAGGACAGACTCATGCACTTTCGTTTTCAACCCGTCAGTTTCCGGACGGTATCCCACAAAGAGCATTTGCTATATCCCTGGCTCAATAGCGGCGTCCTGGAATCATCTCCTGAAGCGGGCTGGCATCAGACACCGAAAAGCATACGAGTCACGACATACCTTTGCATGCTGGGCATTAAGCGCGGGGGCCAACCCGAGCTTTATCGCTAACCAGATGGGACACACAAATGCGCAGATGGTCTTCACTGTGTACGGGAAGTGGATGTCGGAGAAAAATAGCGATCAGATCGCCCTGCTTAACGATAATTTTGACTTCACTGCCCCACAGATGCCCCACAAGAAAGTGGCCGGAACACAATAG